GAAGCACACCAAGCTTTATTGAAAGAAGAGCAAGAAGAAAGAAAAGAAAAAGAAGAAGATCCAAGCACTATAGACTACTGGCTCAAGAAAATGGGCGGTGATGGATCGGTAAATTAATTTGACATGATACGTAAAATCGTAATAGGGGTAAACCCCTTAAAAGCTATGGCTTACTATGTAGGTCAGCGAGCTGGAGAATCTGTAGTAGACACTATTATATTTGACGACAAGTACGCACATCAGTACAACAAGGCTAGGTATTTAATATACATAGCACACCCATCTGATGGTATTATGCTTTGGAAGTCTGTTACAGATATGCCTGTACTCATTGAGTACGACTGCGACTTTGAATAATTAAATTAAATACATATGAAGTCACTCTATGATTTCCTGGTCTATTTGCCTAAGGCATTTAATGACGAGGTAAAAGTCGGTGACACTAAACTCCATCTAGATCCTAAGTGGGACGAGTTTAACAACCGTAAGATGGAAGCTGAGGTGTACGCCACTCCATTAAAGTATGATACTCCTGTAAAGGTAGGAGACACTATCTACTTCCATTATCACGTAGTAATTGCTGGTAACGGCAAGGGTCAAGAAGTTGATGAGAACCTATACCGGGTAGCCTACGATCCAAACAACAGCCACAGAACACAAGCCTATGCTTACAAGTGTAAAGACACTGGTGAGATACATCTGATTAGTGAGTGGATATTCTTAAAGCCAGAAGAGCAGAAAGACGAGGAGGTAACCAATAGTGGTATCATCCTGGAGATTAAAAAGCCTGAGTACAACCAGTTTGGATATGTACTGTACGATTCACCTGCTGTTAGAGAGCTAGGGCTCAAGAAAGGTGATAAAGTAATGATCATGAAGAATGCTGACTACAGAATGGAGATTGATGGTCAGGAGGTTTACCGTACGCACATGGATCACATCTACGCAACAGGATTCTAATGGGACGCAGGAAAGTATTTGACAGTGTAAGAGCTGGAGAAGAGCTGCTGCACGCCATGTCTATAGCGATAGAAAACATTACAGAAGAAATTAAGAAACCTGTAGACAAAGAGCTAAGCGGTAGCCAGCGTAGATCGGAGCTGCAAAGTATTAAGCAGTCGGCAATAGACGCTAAGGATCTAATAACAGAATATCAAAAGCTAGAGCAGATGCTAAAGGAATTGAAGAAAACAGGTCAGATAAAAGATGACGTAGACTTTTCTTCTGGGTTCAGCGAGAAATTTGCTAAACAATAAATAATTAAATGGCTGGACTGGTCAATATAGAAGGTATAGAAGAACAGGTGGTAAACATCTGTCCAAAAGGAACTCAGGGTGAGGTCATTGAGATCTCTGGACTGTACATCCAGCTCCCTGAGGTCCCAAATGAGACAGATATACTGTTTAGTAATCTACCTAAGAAAGACCAGTATTGGCGCAGGATAGAGCCGCCAAAGGAACTAATTAAAGTTAGATCCATGGATGAGTGGCACGATATGCCAAAGCAATTTAAAGAGAAGTACACAGCATACATACAGCGAGAGTTTCAACGTAGGCGTGACGGTGTGTGGTTCATGAATAACGGTGTTCCAACATACATTACTGGTCACCACTATATGTTCTTGCAGTGGTCTAACATTGACATCGGATACCCAAGTTATCTAGAGTTCCAGAACAGGTTGTCACGTCACTTTGTTGCCTGTGAATCAGACCCACGTTCAATGGGACAGGTCTACGTTAAGTGTAGACGTTCTGGATATACACAGATGTGTTCTGGAAACCTAGCAGATGAGGGCACACAGGTAAAAGACAAGCTACTAGGTATTATATCTAAGACTGGTAAGGATGCGCAGGAAAACGTGTTCATGAAGAAGATTATGCCGATATACCGGAACTATCCATTCTTCTTCAAGCCTATCCAGGACGGTACTACCAATCCACGTACAGAGCTGGCATTTCGTGAGCCATCTAAACGTATTACCAAGAATAACAAGACAACAAACAGAAACGAGGCACTAGACACCATCATCAACTGGAAGAACACCACATCCAACGCATACGATGGTGAAAAGCTACATTTGCTATTTCTTGATGAGGCAGGTAAGATTGAAAAGCCTGAAGACATCACAGAGATCTGGCGTATCCACCGTACTTGTTTGCTTGTAGGTCGTAAGATTATAGGTAAGGCTATGGTAGGTTCTACGGTTAACCCGCTGGATAAAGGTGGTTCCAACTTTAAGAAAATGGTCTACAGCTCTGACCCTACCGAGCGAAACGACAACGGACGTACTAAGACAGGTCTCTATAAAATATTTATACCAGCATATGAAGCACTAGAGGGTTTCTTTGATAAATATGGCAACCCTGTAATTGACAATCCTGAAGAACCAGTTCTAGGTGTTGACGATGAGATGATTGAGATCGGTGCTAAGACGTTCTTAAAGAATGAGCGTAGAGCATTATCTGGAGACAGCTATGAACTCAATGAGGTTATACGTCAGTTTCCATTTACAATGGAGGAAGCATTCCGTGATTCCACAAAAGCGTCTACGTTTAACATCGCTAAGATCTATGAGCAGCTAGAGCACAATATGGAGCTGTTCCCCAATCCTGTAGTTCAAGGAAACTTTGTCTGGGAGAATGGAGTTCAGGATTCAAAGGTCTTGTTCAGACCGGACCCTAATGGTAGGTTTAGAGTATCGTGGATGCCACCAGATGAAATACGCAACAAGGTGGAAACCAGATATGGCAAGAAGTTTCCTGGTAACTCATGGCTAGGCGTAGGTGGTGTGGATAGCTATGACCTTGACTCTACTGTTGATGGGCGTGGCTCTAAGGGTGCACTGCACCTATACAACAAAATAAATATGGAACACCCATCCAATATGTTTGTATTAGAGTATGCGTCACGTCCACCACTTGCTCGTATATTCTATGAAGATGTATTAATGGCTGCTGTTTTTTATGGGTATCTAATACTAATAGAAAATAATAAATATGGTATTGCTAGATACTTTGAAAACAGAGGGTATGACGGATATCTAATGGATAGACCGGAGCACCTTAACACTACACGAAGCTCAACAAAAACAAAAGGTATACCTTCTAACTCTCAGGATATTATTCAAGCTCACGCCCAGTCTATTGAGGCATACATCCACGAACACGTAGGCACAAATGAAGAGGGATTCGGTGGTAAGATGTTCTTTGATCGTACGCTAGAAGATTGGATTAATTTCAAGATTGACGACCGTACAAAGTATGACCTTACCATCAGTTCTGGTCTTGCGCTTTTAGCTGCACAAAAATCTATTCAAAAAGAAAAGAAGAAAACAGAAGCTAAAAAATTCTTCCGCAAAGTCAAGCCAATACAACGTTAATATATTATCTATCTTTGTAGTTGATTAAGATTCAGCGAAAAGATGAATATAACTAAAAAAGGAGGCTTCCCTAACCCATTGGCAGACAGCTCAGAAAAGTCTGTCAAAGCGTATGGGTTGGAGTACGCTAAAGCAATCATGAACCAGTGGGGCGGTCTTGACACTGAAGGCAGCCTGTACCAAAAAAGGTACAAAGAGTTTGAACAGTCTCGTATGTATGCAAATGGGACACAGGATACTCGCATCTATAAACAGATACTTAACAGCTTAGATCCAAACAACGATGACGGTTCATTGCTGTCTATTGACTGGACTCCAGTACCTATCGTCCCCAAGTTTGTAAAGATTGTAGTTAATAAGATTATATCATCATATCGCTATCCACAAATTGAAGCTATTGATCCTCTATCTCAAAGCGAGAAGGACCTTAAAAAGAAAAAGGTTGCACTTCGCATTGAAAAGAAAGAGATGATCCAGGAAGCAAAGCAAGCAGGTCTACAGGTAGAGATTGACCCTGACCAATTGCCAGAGACTCCTGAAGAAGCTGAAATCTTCCTAGAAACAAACATAAAGACGGATGCAGAAATTGCGGGTCAGATTGCCACACAGCTAACACTAAGCTGGAACGATTTTGATGAGCGCATCTACAGACGCTGTGTTGAGGATCTTGCATCGTGTGGCATGGCTGTAGCTAAGCGCTCCAACGATCCTAACTACGGAATCAATGAGGAGTATGTTGATCCCGCAATGTTCATCCACAGCTACACCGATGACCCTACATTCTCTGATGTAGTGTATGCAGGTCACATCAAGCGACTAAGCATCATGGAGCTCAAGCGTTTGGCTGGTGATCAGTTTACGGAAAAGGAATATGCTGACATGGCGCACAACGTTATGAATAAGCATAGCAATAGTGCTGATCGTTTTACAGAAAAATACTACGACAAGCAGCTAAACAAATACAAGTACGGATACGATGAGTACACCATTGAGGTGTTAGACTTTGAATTCTTGTCTGTAGATTCTATGATCTATGAGAACAAGATGTCTCGCTTTGGTAATATGGGATTCTATTTTAAAGGAGAGAAGTATGAAGCTCCTAAGAATTCTATTTACGATCGTGACCCGGTATACATGAACAACACTACTCTTTACGGTGGTATCTACATTATTGGTACTGAACACATCTTTAACTACGAGCGTAAGGCTAATATCCCTAAGAACATCCACGATATCTCTAGAGCACGCTTATCGTACAGCATTGTAGCTGTTAATATGCGTAACATGATTCCTAAGTCTTTGGTATCTGGTATCATTGGATTTGCTGATCAGTTGCAGCTCACGCACTTAAAGCTACAGCAAGCTGTTGCTAAGAGTAAGCCTGACGGCATCATGGTAGACATTGAAGGTCTTGAAAATGTAGACTTAGGTCGTGGTGGTGAGCTACAGCCTTTGGATATCCAAGACATCTACGAACAAACAGGTGTCTTCTACTACAGAAGTAAAAACCCAGAGGGAGGGTTCCAGAATCCACCTATCCGTGAGATTAATAATACGATCCGTAACATCAACGAGCTTATTGCTCTATACAACCATTACTTGCGCATGATTAGAGATGCGACAGGTATCAATGAAGTTATGGATGGCTCTACTCCAAAAGGTGAAGCACTAGTAGGTGTTAACCAGATGGCTGTAAGCGCAGGAAACAACGCTATATACGATATTACTAACTCATCTATGATCTTGTACCGGAGAGTCTGTGAAGACATCTTAAAATGCGTGCAAATCCTTCCTGTAGAGTCTGTGATATTTAAAGTGTATGAGAAAGCTATTGGTAAATCTAATATGCAGGTTCTATCAAGTTTCAGAGATCTGCCGATGTACAACTTTGGTGTACGTGTTCTCACAGACCTCAATGATATGGACCGACAGTATCTTGAGCAAAATATACAAGTAGCACTTGCTCAAAAAGAGTTAGACCTTGAAGATGCTATTGCTATTCGTCAGATGAAAGATGTTGACCAAGCAGAGCGACTACTCGTTATTAGACGTAAGAAGCGTATTGCTCAACAACAGGCTATTGCCCAGCAAAATGTAATGGCTCAGTCTCAAGCTCAAGCACAACAAGCTCAAGCTACTATGCAAGCTGAGGTTCAGAAGCAGCAAGTATTAGCACAGCTAGAGATGCAGAAGAAAGAGTTTGAGTTCCAACTCCAAGCTCAGTTGTCTCAAATGGAACACCAGATGAAAATAGAGCTTGAGCGTATTAAAGGTGAGTACGGAATTGCTGAACAGCAAATTGAAAGCCGTGCTGAAGCTCAGGATGAAATGATGAAAGAAGACCGTAAAGACCAGCGAGTTAAGAAACAAGCTGTAGAGCAAAGTAAGCTTTTATCTCAACGTCAAGGTAAGCGTGGTGAACTTGAAAATCAAAACAGCCCGCTAGACCAACTATTTGGTAATCAATGATTTAGTACCTTTGCAACATGGCAACACAAATAAACTTAGATAACGCAACAAGAGTAGACATCACTTGTCGTAAAGGTGATACTTTTAAGTTGGAATTTACATTTTCAGATGATGATGGAGACGCTATAGATCTAAGCAGTTATAGTTGGAAAATGGATGTAAAGGAAACAGATACATCATCTTCTGATATTATAGCTGATGATAGTTTTACGTACACTGGTACAGCAGAAGGTAAACTTACTATTGAAGCAGAAGCATCTACAATGTCTCAAGTATCTGGTGGGTTGTATGTTTATGATTTACAATCCACTAATAACGGAACAGTTAAAACTTGGGTTTACGGATTGTTTAAAATTAACGAAGACGTAAGTGAGTAATATAGAGGTAAATACTGGTAGCGGAATTACAATTGGCGGTGTAAACACATCTACGAGTTCTGTAGCGATAAAACAACCTTCTGTAAACGTAAGTGTATCTGGCGTTATAGGTACTGGTATTGATGACGCTCATTACATACATAGACAGGATATGCTTTCAAAAGTATGGGCTGTTGAGCATAACATGAATAAATATCCATCTGTCACTATTGTAGACAGTGGAGATAACGTATTGTACGCTGAGGTGGAGTACATAGATAAAAATAACCTAGAAATCCGTTTTGTAGCCTCAACAAGCGGTAAAGCCTATCTAAACTAAAAAAATAAATTATGGCATTAGTTTTTAAAAGTCACATTGACTTAGGGGGATTACAGCTTCAGAAGGCTGTAATTCATCCACTGAGCTCAGACCCTCAGAACGCATCTGAAGGTCAAATCTATTGGAATACTGGAGATGATAAGCTCTATGTATACAATGGTTCTGCATGGTTGGACGTAACAGGTGATGTTCGTTCTATTTCAGCAGGTACTGGTATTGCTGTATCAGATGGTTCTGGTGGTGATGCTACGGTATCTCTTTCACACTTAGGTCTTGAGTCTCTTGCAGCTCGTAGTAGTGAATCTGTAGATGCAATTTTCTTCTATGATGTAAGCGGTGCTGGTTCTGGGTATCTTACTTGTGATACTACAACGGGTATTCGTATTGACGGTACTGATCTTGAGCTTTACAATATCCCTAACGCATCACTTGCTAACTCTACCTTCCAAGTAATTGGTGGTAACGGTTTGACTGGCGGTTCTTCTGCTACTTCACTAGGTAGTTCTTCTACTCTTGCAGTTGGAGCTGGAACTGGTATTAGCGTAGGTACTGATGCTGTTGCTGTTAAGGGTGCTTCGTCTTTGAGTGACGATACCATTGTAATGTGGGATGATACAAACGGTCAGTTTGTTGATACTGTAATTACACAGAATGCTAGTACTAACGTAGTTACAATTGATGACGACTTAGTTGTAACTGGTGACTTAACAGTTCAAGGTTCATTAACCAGTCTTGAAACCACAAACACAGCAATTACTGATAACGTAATCGTGCTGAACAGTGGAGAAACTGGCGCAGGTATTACGTCTGTTACCTCTGGTATTGAGATTGACCGTGGTACAAGTGGTAATAAAACATTTGTTTACCACGAGACTAATGGTCAATGGGAGCTTAGCGGTCAGTTAAAGATCAGCGATATTCCTTCTGTCAGCTCTGGTGTTGGGGCATTCCTTATCCAGAATGACGTTACAGACGATGCAGGGGAGATTAAAAAGATGCCTCTTGCAGATGTACGTAATGAACTAGGTGTATCCAACATGACTGTAACTCTAGAAGCTTCTACTGGTACACAAGCTACTGGAGCTGTATGGGTAACTAAGTCTTCAAACACTTACACTGTAGAACACCAAATGGGTACTAAGTTTGTAATGTGTGAAGTTTACGACAGCACAGATTTTATTAGTGTTATGGTGGAGATTAAGCGCAGTTCAGATAATGCAGTACAAGTAATTTTTGCTGATTCTGTTACTGACGGAGACTACTACTTGTCTATCCAAGCAACAAGGTTCCAGAGCCACGGTGATGATGGTAACATCCAAGGCGGCGGCGGAGGACAGATCGGAGGATAACACTCCGATACTCTAAAATAAGGAGGGGCATATCGCCCCTCTTTTTTTTGTATTTTTGCTACTAGTCTAGACTATCATATTATGGCAATAAAGTTATTAAGCGGATTAAACATTCCAGACATTACCGCTGGCTCTATTTTAAAGGTTGATTCAAATGGAAACTTAGCAGCTGCGGTAGCTGGAACCGATTATAGCACTACGCTGTGGACCACTACGAGTTCAGATATTTATAGAAATAGTGATGTACGTATTGGTACGTATCAAACAGCTATTTCTCCTGACGCTCGTCTACACGTTTTTGATTATCAGACTACCACTCCTAAGATTCTAATTGAAGACGGTAACACTGGTGATGCCAGTATGCAGTTTAAGATTAGTACCCAGCAGTACACGATGGGTATTGACAACTCAGACTCTGATAAGTTTATCCTTGCTGCCTCTTCTGCTTTAGGAACTACTAATGTACTTGAGGTTGCCACTAATGGAACAGCTGCTTTCCAAGAGCAAGTGTTGTTTAATAAAAGAATATACTTACCTGGAGATGGCACGGCTACAAGAGAAGCACTTCTTGATGCTCATGGAACTAGAGCAATTCTTTACAAAGAGAGTAATGGAGCTTATTGGCAAGTAGCGCAGGGGTCTAATCAGTTTGAAATTGTAGACGCAGCCAACGGAAATAACGCTAAGGGTAATGTAATGCTTCGTGTCAGTGGTCAAGATGCTGACGACAATCAATTACATCTTGCATTAAATGGTGGTAAGGTTGGTATTGGAACTAGTAGTCCAGGTACTGAACTAGAAATAGGCGATGGTACTGGCTCACCTGCAATCACTTTAAATAAGTCTACTACTGGCGAAGCTACGTTATTCTTTGATAATGGGGGTAACAACAAAAACTGGATTAAAGCGGATTCAGCAGAAAGCCTAGTATTTGCAACAAATAATACTGCTAATGTAATCATTAAAGAAGGAGGCAGCGTAGGTATAGGGACTGATAGTCCATCTGGTAAACTTCATAGCTATATTTCAGAAAGCAGACAGATGGGTCACAATGCTGTTGGCGGTGACCTAGGTGTGATTAGCGATAATAACTCTGCTCCAGTACTATATGTGAAGGGTACAGGTACTGCTGATTTAGTAAACATTTTTGATAATACTACAGAAGTATTTACAATACTAGATGGCGGTAACGTAGGTATTGGTACTGCTAGTCCAGACTTTAAATTAGATGTTGCTGGGGATATAGGTATGGATGGCAAGTTGTATCAC